TATTAAAGTGAATCATAACTTTCAAATCCATTTTCTTCGCTTGAGTGCGAATTCTCTGCTGCAAAGAATTAAACTTCTTACCAAACTCAACATTTGAAATAACAAATGTCTTCCCGGTCTTGCTAGATTCCATCAATGAATTAATGATTTGCTGTAACTCTTCAGAAACTCTACCTGAGCGAGTGCTCTTTGGGAAAGAATCTACTGTTTTAATTTCAAGTGTCATTTTTTATCCTTTTGTTATGGGAGGGTATCCCCTGTATTGATTAGATAATACTGATCAAAAGTCTTGGACACAACCTCGTATCAAAAAAATTTAAAAAGTTTCTTTCTTCTTGTCGACAGGCAGACTGTTATTGTAATTTGCAATAGCATCCTCTAGTTTCTTAATAGTAACCTTCATAATACTATTTTCCATAATCAACTTGGTTATATTAATATTAAGCTCATTAATGACTTCCTCATAGGAAGGCTTTAATTCTTCAGTGTTTATAGGCTTTCCAACCATTGTTCTCCTCTTTCTGTAGGTAATTCATATTTTGAATATCCGGGAACGAATTGTTCCATATCTGAATTATATATGGTAACAGTGCCAAATTCCTCATAATCTTCAACACCTTCAAATTGTTTAAAGTCTCCACCAAGAATCTCAATATCAACCTCAACTTCAACTGCCATATGCTCAATACTTTGATAAACAGAACCGGCCAGTGCATCAGCTAAATCCTTGCTTCCCTTATTTGGGTGATCTATTTTATTGTTAGAAAATAGTCTTAACTTTAAAAGCTCTTCCTCAACAAGTAGTTCATTCCAGTAACCTCTAAGCCTAGTGTCATAAATTGCACTTGTTAAGGTATCATAATCAGTTTTCTTAACGCTATGAAAATCTGAATTGATTCCCATAGACCTTAAACTCTGGATCATCTCAATAGATTGCCAACGGTCAAATGTTACTTTTGCTACATCAAATTTTCTACATAGTTCAACAATCATTTGACGAACTGATGCAAAGTTAATTTCTTCCCCAGGCTGTGCTTCCCATGAATGAATTAAATCAACATTAATTACGGGAAGTGTTTCAACACCCATGGAAGTTTTAAGTTCTTTAAATCCAGAACAATGGGACATACATAAAGCAGATCTGTCTCTTTTTAGACCAAGGTCAACATGAATAAACCTTCTATGTCCATCTTGATTATTAAACCACTTTTTATAAATACCATTTTCATCAAGAGGGTCATCACCATATGTAAAAGACTTTCTCACCAAATCTGGATCTCTAAAGTAAGCGTCTTCCATATTAGGAGGCTCACATTCAAAACGAGCTCTTGCCTCAATCGGATTTCTAATATATTCCGATTCCAACTGCTCACGCTTAATGGTTGGATTAACTTCCCAAGTAGCAGCTTTTATTGACCAAGTTTTTGGCTCTTCCTTTTCTCTCGAACTAAAGTATCTCTGCTGAATAAAGTCACCCTTATATCTAGGGAAAGACAAAAGAATAACTTTACCGACTTCCGGGAAGCGGGACATTACTGATAACTTGCTCATGTTGTAAATAGCAGAGGCAGAACCTTTAGATCTAGTATCGCCTTTAACTTCAGCATCTGTTTTAAAAGCTGCAATTTCGTCAAGGATAATTGTTAATACTTCGTATCCTTCCCAGCCTTCACTTTCAGAGTGACCAGAGAAACACCTAACCGGTCTACTAAAGAAAAAGATTTCAGAAACTCTTGGTTCAAAGCCAACTTGATTAAAGTATGGAGAACTTAATAAAAGATTCTTCAATGGCTCAAAGAAAACTCTCTGGGCTTGCTGAGCGTTAACAGCAAGGTTTAGCAGGTCAATATAAACACCTTTAGCCTTGCCATAATAACCCAGGGGATCTTTTAAGCAATGGAGAAGGTATGCTGTATAAGCAATAGATATTCTTGCACAGTGGTCTTTACCTGAACCTTTACCCAACATGCAGATGACTTCATTATCTGTATACTTCTTGTAATACTCAGCACCTTCCTTTTCACCCATCAACTTCTTTAATGTGTGTTCTTTTAAAATTTGTGTACTATGACGTACGATTTCCAACTGAATTGGTGATAGATTAGGAAGTCCTAAATACTTCTTATCAGTTACAAAAACTTCAATTGAAACAGGGATTTCAACAAGTTCATCCTGATTTAACAGGCTATCGAAATCTTCATAGCGAAGATTCATTCCCATAAAGTCTGTCATTTTTTACCTCTTTCGTAGGGTAGGGGCCAATTTTCACTTCTCTGGAGATGAGGTAAGACCGCTTTTTTACTTCTCATGTTATGGCGTAAGGCTCGATTATTCATTCTCATCTAATGAATCATTTTCTATGATTTCCTCAGAATCAACATCAATAGCCTCTTCCTTCTCCATGATTTCAAAAGCAATTGCAAGTTCTCTTCGAACAGCGTCTGCAATCTCTGGATGCTTAGAAATAACATCTCTCAGAACTCTTGAAAGAATCTGGTTGACATTCTCTGCTTTCTGCATTCGTTGGATGTATTCACCGTCTGATGTGTTAACGCCAAGAAGCTTGTGCAATTGCGCTTTCTTGGTAGCAAGTTCACCGGCAAGTTTAATTGCTTGGATTCTTGCCGGGACCATCCCGTGATCTGTCGCAATATTAATAGTCTCCCAAGCCTCTTTGCTTAACTGGTCAAACTCTTGGAGAGCCTTGATGGTGTTGAACTGAACTCTTTCAAGGAAATAAGGATCTTCTTCAACCTGCTTGCTCAAGATCTTCTTGTACTCTTCAATGTAAAGCTTGACATCGTTAGTCTTCATTGTCATCAGGGATGCAATTTCATGCATTGAGTACCCTTTAACATGAAGAGTACCGACATCCTCTACATCTTTAAGTTTTTCAATTAAAGTCTTGTTTCCAGCTTTTTCAATATCTGACATAATCTTTTGTAATAACCTTCCGCAGCATAATCCCATGTCATAGACTCATAATTATCTACGCTGTTTTGATATGTATACTCAGCTACTTCATCGTAGTGATTATATACATATAACATTTTATCACATAAATCATCAAAATTTGGTAAAGCCCATGTACCAGCATCTTCATATATGCCAGACATCTTCGTAGTCCCCCATTCGAAAGACAAAGGTACTGATAAATTTGCATACTCAGTACACGCAGTTGCGTTAGTGCAAATTGTTGGGATTCCTTTAGCAATGGATTGAAAAGGGAGCATTCCCCAACCCTCACCGCTAGTTGGATACACAACACAATCTACTGAGTCATACAATTCAGACAATTGCTGTATTGGAAGATCCGCATCAACAATTGTGATTTGAGGATGACTACTTATCGGAAGCATCTGCCCATTCCTTCTGATTCGAGCATCCGGAGAATCCATTGTTTTGTATAACAATTGCACGTCATCTCTGCCTTCAAATAACTTAATAAATGCGTCAACGACCATCTGGCTGTTCTTCCTAGTGGAAGGGGAACCAATGCTCATGAAGGTAAATTTTCCATATGCTGCTCTTCTTTTAGCGGGCTTAAATAGATCATCAACCCCAAGTTTAAAATCATATACAGGGACAACCACACCAGAAGACTCAAAGACATCTTTCGCCCATTTAGATGTTGTCCAGATCTCATCCATGAGGTTCATCTTCTCAACCCATCCATCAGGCAATTTGTTTGTTTCCCAATAAGAAAAGCCGATGTTGTAACCACTAGAGACAGAATAATCAATCGGCAATCTGTTGTTGATCAGAATATCTGCTTGCAGATCGCCAGTAGAATCAGTGTATGAAAAGTTAATACCAAAATTTCTAGCACCGGCGAAATTGCTTGGCACAAGCACATTTCTTTCAATGTCTATGTTTAGATTGGAAATTCTTTTATAAATCTCATCTTCGGCTACCTTGTAGCCTTCATTTTTTTCTTGAGCAAGACTGGTACCGTTCCAGATTACTTTCAATTTATTCCTCTGTATCGAAAGCTAATTCTTTACCAGCAGCATTTGCAGACTTCTTGAGTTCAACAAGAGAATATCCATGCATCTTGGTGTACTGGACACGGTAGTTAAACCATCCCGATGTACCAACCCAGAACTTAGGGTCAGTGTCCTTTGCCAACTTTTCCAGCTCTTCTGTATCAATAAGGAAACTTAAAACGCCCAATGGCATGTACACAGTCATATCATAATTCTCGTGCTTGTCTAAGGCATACTCAGCAAGCAAGTCTTGATAACTGCGGATAATCTTCTTTACGGGATCACCAGAGAAGTGATCAATCTCGCCATTAGCATTACGAATTCTTGGACAGTAGTCATCAACAGATGTAATTGTTCCAAATGTCCTGCACACCATCGGTCTGTAGCCATAAATAGAGCAACCGCCCTTATAAAAAGCACAAAGTCTCTTAGACTCCCCTCCATGTTGCCATGTTTCATCATACATGGCATCAGTCAATGCTTCGATAATCCCAGCAATCCAACTGTCGGCTTCCTCTTTTCCTTTATTCTCCATAACCAAGTAGTATTCTTGGTTAAGTTTGAAGGCAATATTTGCACACTCAGTCATTGGGATAACAAGTCCAATATGACAACACTTGCCGGAACCTAAACACTTATATTCTGTTTCGTTCTGACGAGCTTCAATAACACGGATTTGATTGTAAACCATGTCTAGTTTTGCAAAGGTTGAAATATCCTTTGCGGTTACGCTTCTTTTCATCGGCCCATACCTTTCTTTCTTTTTCTATTCATTTTAGCAGCCTCTCTTCTTCTTCTTTCTACTTCAAGTTGAAGAGGAGACTTCGGTCTCCTTAAAGCAGTTGCGGATAGGTTTCTTCCCTTTCCTCTATACTTTAAGAGATCATATTTTTTACACCAGTTGTAAATTGCTTGAGGTGTAACCTCAACATTATACGACTGTTTCAACACCTTTACAATGTCAGTGAGGTTCATCCTCTTCTTGACATAGTGCTCATAGAGCCATTCTTTTTGCTTGTATGGTTCGTCAGCCATTCTTTTTGACCTTCCAATACCAAAGTGAAATCCCAATTGCATCTACGATATCATCATCCTCAATGCCCGGTGCGTCTTTGCCAAAAGCAACTGCGACAATTTCACGGACTCTCTCTTTTCTTTCGTTTTTCAACTTCACTTGGACAGATCCTTTCTTGCCATTTTTCGATAGGTACTCCCCATCTTTTTTTGAGACATTCTTATAACCAATTGCTGGCTTCCACATCAGAGGACTTACATCCTCAATGGAGTTGCATTTATCAGACATTACTCCCCATGTAAAACCAATTATGTAAGATATGACGCGGCTTGTTTGGAAGTTCTGGATATAAACCGATTGCTCAATCACAGCAACATCTGGGGAATGAGTTTCAACAATTTCCAAAAGTTCTTTTCTAATCTTGTTAAACTTAGCAGACTGCTCTTTATCCTTTGATAAATCAATTTTACCTGTAGCAATCAGCTCTTTGTCGTAAGTCAAGATAGCCCATGCAAGAGAGTGAGATGCTGGGTCTATAGCAATGACCCTTTCCCATTTATCTCTCTTAACAATATTCTTAAGACTCACAGGTATATATTATACCTCTTTTCTTAACTTTTGTTCGTCATATCCCCAAGAAACGAGTCTTTTGATAAATCTTTCTTTTTTGCACTGTTCACAAATACTCTCTTTATTATATCTAGATAATATAGTTGAGCAATCGTTTGTTTTACAAACTCTTTTAGAATTTTTTCTCTCTTTATTCTCGTAATACTTTTCTAATAGCTTTTTATTTGTAACTATTCTTCGACATTCCGGACTACAATATGTAGCATTGTAGACCTTTGCGGAAAACATCTTCTTGCATTCTTGATTTGAACACTCTCTATCTTCTTCTTTATGCATCCCCTGACCAGCATTTATCAACCAAATCACAGCCAACACACTTTGCAGATGTTCGCTTATAAGGTTGAGTCGGCATATTGCCTTCTTTGAAATCATTGTAGATCTTGTTATATTTTTTAAACAATTTATCTATAAAGACATCATCCCTCTCTATAAAAAGAGGTAAAATCTCTTGATTATTTTTATTTTCATAAATCACATAACCGCTGTCCAAGCCTAGACATCTCATATAAATCTGAGCCTGGCGGTAATGATCATCTTTTGGTTTTTTATAAATTTGTCTATAATGGAAACCTTCAGAACTTATTGATTTCAATTCAATAAGCTTATGACCATACCAGTCAATTATACCATCCGCAGTGCCTTCAATTGGTGGTTCGTCATGAGTAACTGGAATTTCTTCGGCTACAAGAATCCCCATCTCTCTTAGATAACTATAAAGCCGGTCATGAACGGCGTGACCATTGTCAAATATACGATACGTCTGAGGCTTAAATGAAGTTGTCACTTCAGCACCTTCAAACAAATAGTGCCAATACCTAGCACATTGATTTGTATAACTAGGATGAAAGCCCCCAACTTTTTTAATAGTTGGAGAATTTCTTTTTTCTAGATTTTCATCGATTGCAAGAAGTAATTCAGATGTCACTTGCTCATGAGACTTGAGAATCTTCTCTTCTTTCGGTTTTCTAAGGGCATTTAGCGATTTCAACTGTACGAACCTCTGCTAGCAATCTTCAAAGCATTGATGTTTTCAGCAAGTGCTTCATACATCGTTTTCCAAATGTCGTTAACAAGTTTGTCCTGTTCAGACATCATTGATGAGCGCCTCTTGAAAGCTTGTGACTTAATGATCATCTGTGTTCGATATGCTGCCAAAACATTGGCATACTTTATAGCCTGCATACCTACATAGTCACTTGGGTTGTCAATTATGTCTTGCACAATTCTCATGCACTCAACAAATTCCGTTGCCCGATCTCCCATTTGTGTTGCAAGAAAGTCTTGATCTACTATAATATCAGTCATTATTTTTCTCCTTGTATTTTGTTGTATTCGCTAGACTAACAGTTAATGGTTGTTTCATCTTGGACTCGCTGATCTATCGAGATAAACTCAATTTTTGCAGTTCTATCATGGATTTCCATAAAAAGTGCACCGTGATGCACATTAGAAACAAAAACAGAACCTACCTCAATATCTCTAATATGTCGCAAATCCTTACCACCAGTACCTACAATGAATTGGACTGGTTGTGTGTCGAAGCGTTCATAATGATGGTCGTGTCCACTCAAGAAGATATCAACACCATGCTGGGTCATCAAGTCAAAAGAGTCCTTCATGAACCTTGATGAACCGTGAACACCAGACGAGTATCGAGGATGGTGAGCCATCACGATAATACACTTGTTTGCATTCTTTTGCAGTTCGGATTCAAGCCACAAGTATTGCTCTGAGCCTTTATCGCAAGACACAAACCTGCATTCATCGTTCGTGTTCATTGCTACGACAAACCAATTGTCGTTTATGTCGAAAGAGTAGTAGCCAGGCTTGGGATGCTTAGTCCATGTAGCGTAGTACCCTCTAGCGCCACCCTCTGCGTATTCATGGTTTCCCGCAATCGGTTTAGCGACAGGTATAAGGTCTACCCAGATGGCTCCAAAGTTTTCCTGAAAATTCTTTACTGTATGGCTATTGTATTGGATATCACCAAGCAACCATAGTTGATCTGGCTGTTGACCCCGTACCAATTCAGCCACTTCAGCGTCAACACACGGGTAGTTTCCACTACGGCGCTGACTCCCAGAGCAGGATATATCTCCTACCGCAGCAACAACTGTTCGCTTCTCAGCTTCAGTCGTGCTTGTTGAGGTGCTTACTGCACTGGAACAGGAGGAAATTAAGACGATGGGGAATAAAGCAATAACAAAGCGCTTCATTAGATTCTCCTTTTGTTATTGATCAGTTTAGACAATTCTTTGCCAATCCACTCTGCCACTGGTGATGCAATTGCGTTTCCGCACATCTTATATCTATTCGTATCAGCAATCTGCTTTCCATTACTGTCATACCTCGTATGATCATCAGGGAAACCCATAAGCCTTTCACACTCGACAGGTGTGAGTCTTCTTAAGACATAATCAGATGTCATAACAGCATGCTGAGACACAGTGTCAAGAGTGTAAGACGGATCACCAACATCACCAAAACCTTTTCCTTGAGGACCGGATGAATCAGAGCGACCAACGATTGTGCCCTGTATCGGGATTGCAATATGGTCTGCTGAGTCAATCCCTGTTCTAATTGTCCGATAGACATCTTCACTAATTTTATTGTTGTAACCATCGTAAGCCAGCACAGGCACTTGACCACCACCAGTACCCATTCGGTGCTTCAATGTAGGAACAATCCCGTTGTCATAAATACGAACATCATTAACTCTTGTTCCGTCAACAATTAATACGGTTGATCTAGACTCTCCTGTATTGTCGAAAGCATTAAGTGTTGGAGCAACGGTTTCATCACGCCAGACCTCTGCAGGTAATTCACCATTCTCATCTCGTGCGCCAGACCTGACCACTTTGACATAAGGTTCTAGAACAAAGTTCATATCAGGCCTCTTGTGGTCTGATGCAGAGATGCTTACTCCACCTTCTTCGTATTTACTGAATCCTGTTTTTCCGTACCAGATAGAATCACTAGCGCCTCTCTCAGTGGTTCTGGAAGCCTGTTTCCTTTCCTTTCGGCTCTTCTTAATATCCCCCCTGCTGTCTTCGGGGACAGGTAATATTTTGCCTCCACTTCGCTCAAGGCTTGCAGAGTCCCAGCAAGCGATGACGAAAATTCTTCTTCTTCTCTGGGCGACTCCGAACCACTGTGCATCCAAGATGTGCCACTCAATTCCCAGTGCCCCGATGTCTGCCATTTGGTTGAGGACTTCTGCGAAGTCTTCTCCCTTATTACTTGTGAGGGCACCGGGTACATTCTCCCAGATTGCCCAT